GTTCTCGCTACACACACAAGTTCTCGCTACACTCACAAGTTCTCGCTAAACCCGTACGACCTCGCTATACTCCCATGTTCTCGCTATACACGAGAACTCGCTATGCTCTCGAGAGAAGCGAGCGCTCTCGTTACTCGCGAGAGGAGTGAGGGCACAAGTTCTCGCTATACACGTGCGCAGGGACGTGTGTGCTCACTGCACGACTTTGTGAAGACTTTTGTGAAAGTGCGAGGCGCTCTTGTGAAGACTCTCGTGAAGACTCTCGTGAAGACTCTCGTGAAGACTCTCGTGAAGACTCTTGCGTTGTTTCTGGTGTTGGAAGTAGCGAGAATAACACGTGTATATATTAGACGTATATACGCGAGTTACGTTGTACGCCGTATATCACGTCTTCGTTTTCGTCGGGCCTGCCAGATGAGCACGCTGAAACGAGCGAGCACGCTACACGCGAGCGTCGAGAACGACCATAGTCTTATAGAGCGTATTGTCGGAAGAAGGCACTTACTGCGTTGTACGGTGGGCTGTAGTATGGATATAGGTAAGGATATAGGTATGGACACCCTATTGGGAAGGCAGATGAGGTGTCTCCGGCATTACGTACGGGAGTCTTCTGAGAGACTTCTGACAGTATGCTTGACGTTGTACGAGGGTGTTCTTGGGTGGCTTTTAACGTCTACTCACATGAGAGTAGTGAGAGCACATGTAGCGAAGGGCAACTCTGTCATACTAGAGCAGAGTTCTCATGAGCGTTATGGTGTCGATTCGCATAAAAAACATCTGCGTAACGAGTTAAGGGCGTCTAGTTATTCCCTCATCACGTCGTGTCGATTTTTTCGCGCGTGTCGATTTTTTCGTGCGTGTCTGCTTTTTCTGACTGCTTCGTTGTACGGAGTCCGTGCTGCTTCTACTGGGAAGACTACACAAATATTTCAGATTTCAAACATTTGTTCTTCAGTAGCAGAGGCTGTTCATGAAGCCCTACAGAGGGCAAAGAGTGGTCTTCCTACTGCTGTTGTTGTTACTGTAGGGAAGGGAAGTGGAAGTTGTCCTTCTTTCATGGGAGGGTTGGGCGTCTTATCGGGAGGTGTGTACAGTGGGTCGTGAGAAGCGCCTATCGTCGCCGCCTTCGATGGAAGAGTTCGGGATAGAGGCGGAGCGCTATTTGCATGAAGTAGCAGCTAAGTGCGGCCTCAGCATCCGAGAGTTGTACGAAGAGTGGTTCGAGAATAAGTATGAGCGTGAACCTGTCGATCCTGTACGGTGGCTGAACGACCCCTACTATTTTGGAGCTGTAGGGCAGCGCACCTATCCTGGGGTCAAAGACAACTTCTACCGTGTAGTACTGGTCGATCCCCGTCCGATGAGGGTCATCCTTAAAGGCTCTATCGGTTGGGGCAAGACGTGGCTTTCTGCGTTGTTGATTTCTTACATGGCTTACGAGCTGAGCTGCTTGAAGTCTCCCCAAGCCTACTTCGGGCTGGCCCCGATGACTCAGATCAGTTTCATGAATCTCTCTGTTTCAGCCCAGCACGCCCAACGTGTCCTCTTCAAATTGATTAAAGATATGATCGACGAGAGTCCTTATTTCCAGAAGGACTTTCCGAGGAACAAGTACATCCAGTCCATCATCGACTTTCCGCAGAAGATGGTCAGCATTGTGCCGGGGTCTTCTTCCGAACTGGCTCCTCTTGGGGAGAACCTCTTCGGAGGCGTTATTGAGGAGGCAAACTTCTTTCAGGTTGTCAAGGGGAGTTCGAAGATTACAAACCCCGCCGAACGTGAGTGGGATCAGGCAAAGAAGCTGCATGACAGCATCTGGAGGAGGATGAAGTCCCGTTATCAGAACTTGGGACGTGTCCCAGGGATGTTGATTCTCAATTCTTCAGCCAAACATCCTGACGACTTTCTGGAGCGACTCTCCAAACATGCCGACGGAAGGGAGACTGTCGTTTTCGAGCATTCTGAGTGGGAGACGAAACCTGAGTCACGATACAGCGGTCGGAAATTCTACCTTTTTATAGGTGATCAGCATACGCCTCCGAAAGAAATTCCCTCTGAAGAGGTGGAGAATTACAAGAAGCGTGGAGAGGTCTGTGCCATCCCGATTGAGTACAAGCGCGACTTCGAGGTTGATATGGAGGGGGCAATTCGAGACATTTTGGGGAAGAACGTTAGATCGTTGAATCGTTTCATCCCCGACGACTCAAGAATCGTGGCGATGTTCACGTCTCAAATTCCTTCTCCTCTTTCTGACAATTGGCCTGAGGGCATTCCGTACGACAGACTGTTGGATGCTGTCATTCTTGATCGTCTCATCAAGAAGCCTCCAGAAGGGAAGTCTTTCGACATTCCGAGAATGAAGCTTCACCCAGGGGCTTTGAGGTGTGCACACATTGACCTTTCGTCAACAGGAGACTCAACGGGAGTGGCGATCGTGCACGTTGGGCAGGTCAAAGAGGTGCCTCGCAAATATCACAGACGTGGACACCATAGACACGAGTCAGAGTTCGTCTCCAGCTCCGAGGAAGACGACTACGAAGCGACGATGGAGGTTGTCCCTATCGTGTTTGTCGATCTGGTGCTGCGAATCAACCCTCCTTCTGAGGGTGAGATCGAGTTTGAGTACATCAGGGAGATACTCCATCGGTTTAGAGACGTTTGCGGAGTACGCTTTTCTTCTATCACATACGACTTGTACGGTTCGAGGGAGTCGCAACAACTTCTCCGTAAGCGTTTCGGACAGGAGGTAGTCGGACACCAGTCGGCTGATCGTTCACCGGACCCTTACCTAGTGCTCAAAGAGTGTATTTACGAGGGGCGTCTGAAATGTTATCCTTATAAACCTTTGATGGAGGAGCTTAGGACGCTCCAGAGAGATTTGAGAACAGGGAAGATTGATCACCCTCCTGGAGGGTCGAAGGATGTGAGCGACGCTCTTGCTTGCGCCGTTTTCGCTGCCACTAAGCAGTTCGATCTTGGGGTCGCAGACCTCCCTCAGTTAGGAGAGTTTGCAGACACCGAGACGTTGGAGGAGAAGCTTGAGCGTGAAACGAAGGAGTGGTTGTTGGGAGGAACGAAGCGGAGTCGTCCCAAGCGAATTGAGACGGAAGAGATGCAGATTATGAAGGCGATAATGTCGGGAGAGCTGGACGACGAAGACGACTTTCTTGCCGACGACGAGCCAGACTTTCTTTAGGAGGTGTTATGGGTAAAAAGCATAAGCGCTTGGGAGGTGTACCTCGTCCTAAGTCCCAAGCGGCTAAGACGAGGCTGTTGGAAGATCGTCTTCGATTCATTCTTGGCCGGACGATCATGTATCGAGATGTCTTGCAGGAAGGGCACGCTAGACTGGCAAGAGAAAGAAGGCTGACGAAGCAAGCTCACGCAACTCTCAAAATACAGATTGCGACGCTGAACGCTGTCATTTTTGACTGTCTGAGGTCTCCTCCTGATGAGGTGTCGTACTTCCAAACGCACAGAGACAAGAAGCTGTTCGAGCAAGAGGTTGAGAAGATGATGAACGCCGTCACTCCCCGTATAATCACACCCCAGATGTTGGTGAGGAGACCTGAGCGGATAATTTTGACGGAATGATTTTGAAACGTCGTTGTCACGGTTGTCGGGCGCGTATCCGACTCGTGATAACATATTTTTGAATTGGAGGTTGAAATGGTTGAGGCAGCGTCATCGAGAGCGGTTGTTCCTGTCGACTCACTCAAGGAGCCTGATTGGAATTGCCGCATCCACACAGAGAGGGGCATAGACGCTCTGTGTGAGTCGATAACCAAGGTTGGGTTCATCGACCCGATTGTTGTTTGGCGCGACGGAGTGATTCTTGCCGGGGCCGCTCGATGGAAGGCGGCACAGAAGCTGAATCTTCCGGAAGTGCCTGTTATCGACAGAAGCGATTTGACGGAGGCGCAGGCGAAGTGGTACTCGCTGGCATCGAATCGTATCCCGGAGTTCAACGGGTATGACGAATTGGCGAGATACCAACTTGCCAAGTCTCTGGAAGAGATGGAGGAAGTTGATCTCGACACTCTTTTCACTCCTGACGAGTTGGAGGAGCGTCGAAACTGGGCACAGATTGATGTCGAACCTCCTGCGAGCGAAGAGATGGCAGAAGGGGGAGAAGAGGCGGAAGGGGAGCGACTCATACAGAATGTCGAAGTGACGATTCGCATTCCGGCTGGCCTCTGGCCTTCTGTCTCAGACGAGGTGGCGTCTCTGGTCAAGGGACTTCAGGAGCGACACCCCGAGATACTCTACACGATACAGGAAGTGACGGAATGAGAGTCGGTGAATCAACTCCTGCTTTGGTTGCGCTTGTCGGTACACTGTTCGGCTTGCTGGCGACGATCAAGGTGTTGTGGTGGCTCTTGGGGCTTCGTTGGTGGTGTCCGCTGGCGGGCATTGGAGCCACCTTCATCTTTTGGATGGTGGCTGGCGTTCTGCAACTCAGTGTCAACAAGCGTAAGGACAGAGAGATGCGAGAGCTGTAGGGAGGGCAAGATGTTTGCATTGACTTTGGAAAGCGACTTTGCGGCGGCCCACCACCTTGAGGGCTATCATGGAGCTTGTGCGGCGTTGCACGGGCATACATGGAAGGTGGCTGTGACTATTGTCGCCAACAAAACGCGAGAGATCGGCATGGTGCTCGACTTTCGGGACATCAAACGCTACATCACGAAGGTAACGTCACAACTTGACCACGGATATCTGAATCGTATTCTCCCCGAGGGACTCAATCCGACTGCAGAGAATCTTTCAAAGTGGATTTACGAGGAGCTGCAAAAGCTTCTAGCTCCTTTTGAGGCAAAGAAAATTTGCAAGCTTTGGAGTGTCACTGTGTGGGAGAGCAGCAACGCCAGTTGTACGTACAACGAGCAGAAGATTGTCTGGCCGAGGAGACGACGTGTCAAAGCCAAAGAAACTGCAGGTAAATGAGGTTTTCTACTCCATACAAGGAGAGGGAGCTTGGACGGGGTTGCCTGTTGTGTTTGTGAGGTTCGCTGGATGTAATCTTCGTTGCTCCTGGTGTGACACGAAATACGCCTGGAAGTCAGGAAAGAAATACACAGTCGGTGCGTTGATAACTAAAGTCGCGTCGTACTGTGTTCCGCGCATAGTGTTGACCGGAGGGGAGCCGACGATACAAGACGATGAGCTTATGATGCAGTTCGTTTGCGGCGTACGTGAGAGGGGCGTGCGGTGGATAGCGGTCGAAACTAATGGAACAAACTCCCCTCGATGGTTGGAGTGCTATGTCGATTGGGTTACGGTCAGTCCGAAAAGAGGGTCGGCTTACAACGTTCAATTGGCGAAAGAGGTCAAAGTGGTGTTTGACAACCACACAGATAGCGAGCTGGAGGAGTTCGAAAGGGCGTCAACCGACAAGGGCCTTCATCTTTTCCTTCAGCCGAAAGACAATGACCCAGACGAGATTAGAAGGTGCGTTGAAATTGTGAAACGGAGGGAAGGATGGAGGCTCAGTCTTCAACTTCACAAGATACTGCAGATAAGATAGCTCTTTCGTGGAAAGGGCTGGGAATGCTTTGCGATGAGCTAAGGAACGAGCTGACAATTGAAGTCGCACGAAGAGGGCTGCGAACCGTGTTCGGAATTCCTGTCGGAGGGTGGTTCGTTGCTCGAGAAATCGTGAGAACTTTAGAGGCGCTTGATTCGTCCCCCGATGTTTCTCGCACTGTGATTGTGGATGACATTGTTGATAGTGGGGAGACGATTCGTCCGTATGTTGAGAAGGGCTTTTTGACGGCGGCGTTGTACGTGAAGGAAGGAGCGGCGATCAAGCCCGACATCTTCCTCAGAACGGTGGCGCGCGGTAAGTGGATTGTGTTTCCCTGGGAGTCTCCGAGAGAAATTGAAGATAGCGTACGACGAATCATCGAGTACATCGGAGATGACCCAAACAGAGAGGGGTTGAAGGATACGCCGACAAGAGTCGTTAAGAGCTGGGGCAAGCTCTTCGGTGGGTATCGCGACAACATCTCTGCCATCGTCAAACTTCAAGCTCAGTTCTCTGAAACGCTTCACTATGATCAGATGATAGTGCTGAAGAACATCGAGTTCTTCTCAACGTGTGAGCATCACATGATGCCCTTCTTTGGAAAAGTGCATATCGGCTATCTTCCCAAAGACAAAGTTGTCGGAATTTCGAAGTTGATAAGACTTGTTGAGTGCTATGCGAGACGCCTGCAGATACAGGAGCGACTTACACAACAGATAGCAAGTGCTATTACAGAAACGTTGCGCCCCATGGGAGTCGGAGTTGTCATCGAAGCTCAGCATCTTTGTATGATGGCTAGAGGTGTTGAGAAGCAAACTTCTGTCATGACAACTTCAGCGATGCAGGGGAACTTCCTCGAAGACAAAGTCAAAGAGGAGTTTCTTCGCTTGATCGGAGGAAGGTGATGGTCTACGTGGTCGATATTGACGGAATACTGTGTGACGCTCCTCCAACCCATTCTGTCGAAGCGTTTCGTTCCCGAGTTCCAAACAAAGAGAATATCGCTCTTGTTAACGCGCTCTATAATGCGGGGCACAAAATCATACTCTTTACATCTCGCCGAAGCTCTGACAAGGGCGTAGTGAAGGTGACAAAGGGGTGGCTGGCGAGTTGGGGTGTGAAGTACCACGAGCTGAAGTTTGACAAACCTCAAGCTGACCTTTATGTCGACGATCACGCGACGTGCAACTTCCCTCAGAGGAGGGGGCTGTTTATTCACGAGCGAAAGTCAAGCGAAGAGATGTGGATTTTTGCGTATCTCCACAATGAGCGCCTCCAGGATTCCAAGTTGGTACTGAAGCTCCCTGATCGCTATGTTGTGCGAATCTCGAAACACGGACTCGAAGTCTCAGCGCAAGGCGAGTTTCTTCGAGACAAAGATTTGAAGGAGGAAGCGATAACTTACATCAAGATCATCATTGACACGCTGGCTAAGGCGGGGGCGTTTGAACGCCCCAAAACTTTTGTGCTTCCTATGGTCGAAATGAAAGGAAAATCGGAGCATTGAGAAACGTTTGCCCGTTGTGTGGAGATGACTCGTGGGGGAGTTTGCGCGAAGGGGCGTTTCGTAAGTGTTTCTCTTGCGAACTTGTATGGAGCGTCAACCCCGAGAGAGTTGACTACAGGCTTGGAGAAGACGCGAAGTGGATAGAAGAGCGGTTGGAAGTGTACAAATGGCTAAATCGATTGAACACAGAGATGGTGTTGAAGCGGCTTAACGTCGTACGTCGTCCCAAGTTTGCGGTGCTTGACATCGGTGCGGGCAAGTCCCAGCATACGCTTCGTCAGATACGAGAAAGACGGCGCAATTGGGACTTAGTCGCCGCCGATTTCTATACAGACGACGATATGCTGGAGGCGCGGAGCCATCGCATCGATCTCATCGATGTTTCAGAGAATCTTTTTGCGTGGGCTGAGTTTGGGGAAAGATTTGACGTGATTATCTGTTCACATACGCTTGAGCACATCATTGATCTGAGCGCATTTGTTGAGCATTTGGGGAAGGCGCTTGATGGAGACTTCTTCGGGATTGTGCCGATGTTTCCCGACTTCAGGTGGGATGTGCTTGAGATGTCTTACAACCGCGAACATGTGCAGATGTTTCACGAAGACTCCATTGAAGTGCTGGGCAAGAAGCTTGGACGAAGTGTAAAGGAGATAATTGTGAGAGACACCTACGATTGCTTCTTTTGGATTGGAGGAGAGCAATGAGTGTCTTTGCAAAACCACCCGTTGTGACCTGGTTACCGACGCGGAGGTGCAATCTGAGGTGCGAGTACTGTCGTATTCGAGACAATCAGTTTGATGAGCTTACCGAGGAGGATGTCTATCGGGTCATCGCTGTTTTGAAGAGACACTTCAGCGACTCGTTTATCGTCATACTGGGAGGGGACGTAACTGTTTGGGGGAAGAAGCGATTGAAGCGTTTCGTCAAGCATTTAGGTGACCTAAGCTATGCTATTGTGACAAACGGGATGCTGCTTGACGAACAGTATATCCGCGAGCTTAAGGCTTGCGGGTTGAAGAATCTTAGTCTCTCAGCCGATCCCATGGGGTGTCAAGATAGAGCGCGAAAGACGAGCAACGCTCTAAGAGTGATCGAAGTCGCTAAGCGTTTGGGTGTGGAAGACTTACACGCAACGCTTACTCTCGATCGTGAGAACTACAAGGGCGCGACCATGCTTGTCAAGCTCTTATCGAAGGAGGGTTGTTGGTCGGAAATAACGCCCTACATCGCTTATCCGTCACACGACTATGACTTCGGCTTCTACGATCGCAAGTTTGCGTTTCGTATGTCTGACTGGCACGCGTTGAACGCTGTTATGAAGAGGCTCGTGAGAATGAAGAGGGAGGGATACCTCATCCACAACACCTCAGAGTATCTGCTCAAGTTTGCATCCAACGTCTGTCCAGACGAGTATCGTTACAGATGTTTGGGAATGACGAACTTGGTGATTGACGCGGATGGAACACTGCGACCTTGTTTGCACCTTCGGGGCAACAAGATTCGTCGATACAACGTTCTCGAGTGGGCCAGTGTCAGAGAGATACCGTTCGGAAGGATACACCTAGACTGGAAGCACGATTTTAAGGCGCAGTGTCACGGATGCTATTGGAACTGTCAGGTCGAGACGGAGTGGGTCTACAAGAAGTACAAACATTTGGGTGTCGATCGGGCACTCAAGAAAGTGCAAGACTACTTTCAGCACCGCTCAAATTAGGAGGAGAAGATGTCTGGTTTTGACAAGAAGTACTATGAAAGATACGGGGGGTTGCGACGCTCGGAGATAGCGTTTTGGGAGGAGCATCAAAGCAAGCTTGACTACATGAAGAGCTTTCTTTTTTGTCCGTGCGAAAGCATTGAAGGGCTACACCTTCTCCATAGTTTGGGGAAGACAGTCTTAGGTGTCGAGTACAACGAAGAGATTGTCAAGCGCTGTCCGCTCCCAGAGTTGATCAAGCTCGGAGATGCGCGCATTCTTTCCGAGACGGTCGGAGGAGATGACGCGTTTGAGTGCACAATCTCGTTTGATCTTCTTGAGCATCTCACGACTTTGGACATCTACAAAACGATGAAAGAGTTCACTCGAGTTTCGTCGATGTGTGTTGTCGTCGGATTTTGCTCTATCGAGCACAAGTGGTTCTACAACGATCCGTCTCACATAACGTGGTGGTCGTACAACACTTGGAGAGAAGTTCTTAGCAGCATTGCGGCGGAAGACGGCTTCAAACTCACATACGAAGACCCGTCTGAGGAGCTTTTCATCTTCAAGTATTTCGAGGGGTGACGATGGAAATTTACGATCCAAAATCAAAGCATTTGATGGTAGACTGCTGGATGGACATGCGTGCTGCGAGCATTGTCGCGAACACAGGGCAGTTGAAGAACATCATCGCCAAGCTCTTGATGAAGCACCAACAGATGATTCTCAACTACACCCAGTGGGACTACTATCCTCAGGGAGCTTCGGGAGTCTTTCTGATTGCCGATTCGCATTGCTCCTTTCACACTTATCCAGAGCACGGATACATCTCTTTCGACGTTTACACGTGCAAATTCGACACTGACGTACAGCGCCTAGCTTCAGATTTGCGCGAAGCGCTGGGAGAGTTTGGAGAGATTGTCGAGTGGCGGGTGCAAGAGAAGATTCGTGGAGTCAGGGAGAAAGACAGACTGACTGACAAGATTTACGACGAACTCTACTGGATGGGCGGGAAGTTTGAGGATATCGGCGAATGCAAGAAATGTGGTGTTTGCAACTCCCGCCCATTCATCTTTCTTTATCCGGGGGAGTTTGAGTATCGTAAGCGCCGCCAGTTGAAGCCTGAGTTTACCAAGAACGAATTCAAAGTCGAAAACGGAGACGTGCTGTACAAATGTCCGATTCTCAAAAAGAAGGACATCCCGAAGCTGTGCCTGGATGCACCTCTTGTTTGTAAGCTGAGTCCGATACAAATCTTCAAGCGTCCCAACAGTCCGGCTTTCGTAAAACTCACTGACGACCCTTGCACAATGAGCACTTGTCCCAAGAAGACATTTGAAAAGGAGTGGGTCGTCAGTGTCGTTAAACTGATCGTAGAGTTGTACGTCAACCTACGAGTGGGGGAGTAGAAATGTGTGGAATCGGAGGAGCAGTCTTTTACAGAAAGGTAGATGGGCGTCTCCTTGAGCACATGGTTTTGGAGACAGAAAAGCGTGGACAGGACGCCTTCGGAATTGTTGATGTCAAGGTGTCGGGTCGTATCAAAACGCTAAAGCGTCCCACAACCGCGAGTAAAGTGCTCGCCTCACCGGAGTGGAGACAGTTTGTCAATGGCATTGAGCCCGAAGACTTTCTTATCTGGAACTGTCGAGCGCAACCTCTGACTGAAGTGGGAAGCTTTGATGAGCGGTCTGTGCAGCCCATCATTCGTGACTATCACGTCATTTCTCATAACGGTGTAGTTGCGAATGACGAAGAGCTGATCAAACAGCACAAGCTTGAGCCGATAACAGAGATAGACAGCGAAGTCCCGTTTCTTCTCTATCAGAAGTTTGGAGACTTGTTAAAGGCTTTTAAGGAGTGTAGTGGGGGCTTCGCCTACTTGTTGTACGACATTAAGAGGCGGTGTCTGCACTTCATCAAAGACTTCAAAACTATGGTTGTCGGCGAAACAGACGAACTGTTTTTCATCCTCAGCGAAGAAAGATTTGTTCGCACAATCTTCGGAGATCATGCCTTTCCGTTCTGGAGACAGGTTGAGTCCTACACCTGTGGCACGTACGACGTAGACAAAAGGGAGTTCAAATTTCAGGAGCTACAGACAAAGCTCATTTCTCAACTTCCTGCTCAAGAAGACAAAGTGCTCGTTTGTTCAAGCGGTGGGATAGATTCAACGACAGCGGCGTACGTATGTAAGAAGTTGTGGCATAAAGACGTTGTGCTTTGCCACATTGATCACGGACAGAAGAGTGAAGAGGGAGAGAGGCGGGCTGTTAAGCGCATTGCCGTTGATCTTGGAGTTGAGTTCATGTTTCTCGACATGAAGTGGCTCGGTGCTCTCGGACACAGCGTGTTGACTGAGAAGAGTCTTCCTGTGCCCAAAGCTAAGAGACAAAACTTGAAATCTACGATCTGCTGGACTCCTGCTCGCAACCTCGTGATGATAGCTTCTCTGATGGCGGTCGCTGAAGCGAAGGGAGCGAAGTACATTACGGCAGGCTGGACGTTGGAAGAGGAGGGAAGCTATCCAGACAACTCCATTCTGTTCTTCCAAAAGTTCAATGAGCTTTCTGACTACGGAACGCTGATGCGACCGAAACTCGTTATGCCCCTCGAACGATTGATGAAAACAGAGATCATACAGCTCGGAAGCTACCTTGAAGTTCCGTACAACATCACTTACTCTTGTGACAACGCGCCGAAGGATGGAAAGGCTTGTGGAGTCTGTGGAGCTTGCACTCTTCGACGAATGGCGTTTGAAAAAGCAGGAGTTACAGACGCGACGCGTTACGCGTCAGACTACAAGAAGCTCTATGTGGCTCCTTGGATGAAATCTAAGATGCGTCCGCCCAGACACTCGGTGCAAGAGATTCTCAAGAGGCTTGTAAATGATTGAAAATAAACGATTTGCGAGAGGGAGGCTATGTAACCTATTGAAAATAAATAGGTTACACGATAAAATGCTAACTTGTGAGAACAGTTCTCCACGAAGTTTTCGGTAGCGTTAATACTTAGATATTTAAGCGATAAAAAACTTCGTGGAGGATCGAGGACATTAGGTGATTTTTGGAGGAAACATGGTCGGAGGCAAAAAGTCGGAGATTTTGTTGTTTTCTGGCGGATTGGACAGCTTCATACTGTATTTCTATCTCAAGAAGCCACGTACCCTCTATTTTAACTTGGGACATCGTTACGCGCACAAAGAGCTGGAAGTAGTGTCGAAGCTTATCAAAAATACAGAGGTTGACTTTAGCTACACGCTTACAGATTGGGAGTTACCAGACGCTCACATTCCGTTTCGGAACGTGCTGTTGGCGATGGGGGCCAGCCGCTATGCTGACATTGTGTATCTTGGAGGAGTGTCTGATGATCGTGTGAACGACAATACGAGGGTCGCTCACGCTGATATGACTTCTTTCATTTCCCGTTATGCCGGGCGTTTTGTTAGAGTAGCGGCCCCCTTCGCCGAGCAGGGTTGGAGCAAATTCGATGCGGTAAGATGGTTCAAGCGGGAGCTTGGAAAGAAGGCAGATAGGCTACTTCTGCAAACGCTCTCATGCTACTCTTCAAGAAGTGGGCGCTGCATGAAGTGCGCGGCGTGCTTCCGTTGGTGGGTAGCTTTGAAGTGGTGTGGCGTGCAAGGCGTTCCTCAATTTCAGAACGCAACGCATGTCGCACGATACGTTGACAAGGTAGAGAGAGGTGAGATTACAGGTGAGAGAGCAAAAGCCATCATAGAAGGAGCGAAAAAATGGATCAACGAGTAAAGGATGACTGATGAGAATCTTTCTGTGTGTTGCTGACTGGGACGATCAGCCGAAATCTCTTGATGCCGCACACGCAAAGAATCGCCTCTACGCCTTCAGCAATCTGTGGGAGTTTCCCTTTACGAAGAGGGGAATGATGGAGGTGCTGAAGGGCTTGACGCGAGTGAAGGGCAACGGAGAGATGTTGATGATTGATTCGGGTGTAGCGGTTTTGAACAATCGCTACTTCGTTACCGACATTCTCCGTCGTAGAGGGAAGTATGCTTTTGATCAGCACGAGCTAGAGGAGCTTGTATCGAAGTACTGCGTGCTCCTGAAAGCGGGGGCACAGGCAGGGATCATCGACTGCGCTGTTGAGATGGATGTTGACCACTTTGTTGGGTACGAGAAGGTGAAGGAGTACCGCAGACGTTTCGAAGACACCGGAGCGCGAATCATTCCTGTTTGGCGTCCAACAATCGGGAAGGAAGCGTACTTAGAACTGATTGAAGAGTACGATTGGATCGCTCTCTCAGAGGGTTTTGCTGGAGTGTCGATCAATTCTCAACGGACTGTTGAGTTTCTGCGTAAAATGGTCGAGGACGGAGTGAAACGTGGGAAGAAATATCACTTCTTCGCAGGACTTCGGCGCTCCCTTCTTTTCGGTTGTCCGCTTTACTCGGCGGATTCAACAACTTGGTCGGCATTTACTCGGTGGGCATTAACAACGTATTTTGACCCAAAGACGAAGTGGATACACTGGGAGAATGCGAGCGAGGGTGTTGTAGCTTACAGACATCCAAAGCAGATCGGTCTTGAAGGGATTTCTTTTGATCCGCGCGATCCTGTTTATGTCGATGCTGTTTCTGCGCTTGCCTATCGCGAGCTTGAAGACTACGTTACGAAGTTCTGGGCGAGGCGAGGTGTGGTGTTCAACGACTGAAGATCGGAAGGCTTCGATGGAACGAGTTGTAAGTAGCGACTGTCCGCTGTGCAATCTTGAAAAGAAGACACGATGGTACTACGAGGATGACAAGTATGTCGTGTGTGACTGTTTGACATGCAAAGTGCCTATGGTTGTGCTGAAGTCTCATCTGCAGTGCACCTGTCCGACGTGCACCTTTTGGAAGATGGTTGAGAAAGAAGTGACGGACATCTGTCGCGACTTATTCGGTGACGCTTTTGTCGGATTCAGAAAGGAGCAACGCCAGATCAAGTTTCATTGGCACTGGCATGTGCTGTTAGGAGGAGAGAATGCAAGAGCTTGAAGAGCTGAAGAGGCGGATTGCGTCAACGCCAGAGACTTTGGTGCTGACAAAGAACATCAAGCCGAACAGATGGAACTTCAATGTGCAGAGCGATCGTCTTTTCAACGCGCTGAAGAACGCATTGAAGAAGTTCGGGAAAATTTATCCAGTCATTGTGAGAGAAACTGGGTCTGGGAAGTACGAGATCATTGATGGAGAGCATCGCTGGAAAGCGCTCCTTCAGTTGAAGGTGAAGTTCACTCCAGTCAAGAATCTCGGTCGGGTTCCAGACATCCTTGCGAAGGAACTGATGATGATACTCAACAGAACTCGAGGTGAAGCTAACGTGGAAAAGCTGGGACTCTCACTTTCGAGGATTGTTCACACAATGGAAGAGGAAGGCGAGAATCCGCTTGATGTCCTTCCGTATGACGAAGAGCAGTTGAAAAGGTTGATCGTGGTGAGTGAGGGCTTTGAGCCTGAAACTGAAGTCGAGGAAATAGCGCCTGAAGAGTGGAAGGAGATGGCCGAGTCGACTCGTTTGTGCTCAAGACATCAATTCAAGAAAGTCAAAATGAGGAGATGCAAGAAATGCGGAATCTTAGAAGAATCAAGCAGTCCATCGAGCGAGTAAAGGAAGAGATCGTAGACATCAATCGAGTCTTCCCGAATCGGTGGAATTTCAACGAGCAAAAGCCGCACGTTTTCAAGGCTGTTGTAGCGTCGATTCGTCGTTACGGAAATCGTCTCTATCCTGTGATCGTCAGAGACATCGGGCGGAATCGGCTGGAGATCATTGACGGAGAACATCGTTGGAAAGCCTGCAAACAGCTCGGAATGAAGAAGCTGTATGTGAAGAATCTTGGAGAGGTAGACGATCGCACGGCTGAAGAGTTGATGCTGCTTTTGAACGAGAATCGTGGAGAGGCAGACTTGTTGAAGCTGTCAAAGCTCGTGGATGAGTTCAAGACTGAGTTCGGAGAGGAAGATGTCAAGGAGCGCTACCCGTTCACGGATGCTGAGCTACGTGACATGGAAATCTTCGCCAAGGTAGACTGGAAAGACTTTCCCGACGAATGGGAAGCCGCAAGGCGTCCTCGCACTCAGTCAGCGGTAGATGCGTGTGCTCATGACTGGGAAGAGGTCGAAGTCTACAAGTGTGAGAAGTGCGATCTCGTGCGTGCTACACCGGAAGACGCCGAGGAGGTCGTTGACAACAAGTCTGGTGCCTGATACGCTGAAAAGAGGTGTGAATAGGAGATAAGAATGTCAGATATCAGACGAGCACGGGATGCACTCGTTGCAAATATCTCCAGCTTATGGCGCTCTGTAACACCGTTGTATCTAGCATCTGACGTAAGTACGACGGAACGTCTTCCCGATACGACTCCACTCAAATGGGCTGATACCGCCAAACTGATAGAGCTTTCGCCTGATCGCACGAAAAAGTATAACGACTACAAGGAGATGGACGAGGAGGTTGTCGAACTTTCTTCTGCACTCGATTTGTACGCTGACTTTGTTGTATCGGGGGCACAAGAGAGTGATGAGTCGTACAACTTTGACAGTGACTCTGTTTCTGAAGCGTTGAGGACGACGATCAAAGACTTTGAAGAGCGTCTTGAGTTGAAGTCTCGAGTGTGGTGGATGGCACGTGAAGTGTGCAAGTTTGGTGATGCGTTCTATGAAGTCATTGCGACCATGAAGAACATTGTTAAGCTGCAGAAACTTCCCGTCGAGACAATTTGGTACAACTTCGACAAAAACGGAAAGATAGATGTTGAGTTTCCGTATGTGCAGAAGGAGTATGAGGGCGCGATGCAGAACATAGCGAAGTTTGCTCCGTGGGAGATTGTGCACTTCAAGGTCGGCGAAGAGCTTTACGGTGTGAACGCTGGGGTGCTTGCTAAGTTGCGACGGTTGTACCGTGTCGAGCGTATGTTAGAAGACTCAATGCTCATCAATCGATTGACACGAGCGCACCAACGCCTAATCTACAAGATTGACGTTTCAAATATGGGAGTAATGGAGGCGATTGCCTACATTCGCCGACTGAAGAGGTTGAACAGACGCCGAAGATATGTTGACTCTGAGGGCAAGCTTAAGATGGAAGAAAACCCGATGGCTCCACAAGAAGACATCTACCAGCCTGTACGACGCGGAGGAGTCGGAGACATTGATGTCATACAAGCCGATACGTCTGTGGCGGCTATTGCAGACATTGAGCACTTTCACAACAAGCTTTTCTCTGGAACAAAGGTGCCGAAAGCTTATCTTGGGTTCGAACGGGATGTTAACGCAAAAGCGACCCTTGTTCAGCAGTCACTTGCATTTACGAAAGTTGTGCGAAGAATGCGCAGCGTTGTCGCGAAAGGGCTTCGAAAGTTGTATCGTCTGGAGATGATCTTGCACGGAATCAATCCCAACACTGTCTCTTTCAAACTGCGCTTTCCTGGGTTTGGGGTCGCTGATGAGGAGCTACGTTGGAAGATCGAGCAGTACAAATCTACTATTGTGCGCAACTACGTAGAAGCTGGGATTGACCTTCCTACCGAGTGGGTTGTGCGACATCTCATGTTTGGGCTTTCTCAAGCGGAAGCGAATGAACTTTTGAGTCTGTTGAAAAAGCACGGGCCAATGGTGCCCAAAAAGAAAGCGCGAGCTGGTGCTCCTGCCGTTCCCACCGGACGACCTCCTTCAGGAGGCAGAACAACGTCTCCGACTGGCCCAGAAGACAGCGTAGATTTGGCTGCATTGGTGAATCGAGTTGGCGGCGACGGGAAGTTACAAGATATGGTGGATGAGCTTCGTCATATTCTGCGCACGGGTCGTACAAGACCTGAGCTCTATTAGGAGGGCAGTATGTCAGATGAGCAAATCGAAGGATTGTCCGAAGTCGCTGAAGAGAGGGAGTACGACAGTATTGAGGCGGTGCTCGATGAGTTGAGAGAATTCTCGTCAGCTGTTACGAGTGAGAGAAGCGCGATAGCGAAGGCTCTTCGTATTGGGAGGGAGTTTCGTGAGACTCGACTGCTTGAGCCAGGAATTGATGTTACGCCCAACTGGTATCGCGTACGACAAGCACCTCCAGGTAACTACTCTAAGTTTCGTATAGGATGGATTAGTCGATCGAAAGGGATTCGTGCTGTCTACGGGAAGAACAAGAAAACTGGGAAGTGGGACATTCAGTCTCTCTTGTTTGACAAGAAGAAGTGGACACGGGCTGCCGTGCGTAAGTGGGTAAAAAGCCACAACTTTAAGATACTGTAAGATCAAGAGTGAGGAGGTGATAGACGATGGCTAGGTACGGACAAAGACGAGGTGCTGGCGCAGGGAGAGGGATGCCTGGGGGAGGCCGCAGAAACGCAAATCGGGGTAGATGTGCGAGAGGAGGCCCTGGGTACGGACGTGGCAGAGGCAGAGGTGCTGGAACTGGGAGGCGAGCGTAAATTCTGTTTTTAAAGTGAGCAAAGATGCCTGTGCACAAATGCCCCAACGGGAAGTATCGCATCGGGAGCGGCCCGTGTATCTACAAAACGAAGAAGGCGGCTGATCGAGCATATGCAGCGTATCGGGCGATACGACACACGTATCAATCGCTTCAAAACATGTCTACTTGGCAAAGAAGACTGTTCAACTATCGTATTGAACTCGCGCAGGAGTGGTTGGGCTACTATGAAGAAGGAATAAGGATCGGAGCGCCGGACTGTGATCTGTACGCTTGGGACAGATTTCGAGACAAGTACGCGAAGGATGAGTTTGGACGATGGATATTGAGGCGGTAGACAGAGCGCTTTACGAAGCGAGTGGAGCTGACGCTAAAGCTCTACCGAAACAGCTCGATGCATGGCGCAGTTTTCAAACAGACATCTCTTACGAGCTGGGAGGGTTCACTCCTGTCGGGACAGAAACGATCTTACAACAACTCGCGGGCCTCCAATCAGGGTATGCAAGGGCGTTGACTCGCGTTGTCGACCAAATGGCAACAGTTCCTGGAGCGGGAACTCAGTGGAACAAATTTCGACTAGAAACTGAACGGTTGATGAGGAAGACTTTCGCCAAAGCTTACAGATTGGGCGCTAACTTTACTGGAAATCAAGCATACGTCAAGGAGGGTCTCACGGCAGCCGACATTCGCTTCATACACAAGGCGGCAAAAGCGGAGATGAACTTTTTTAAGCAGTTCGCTGTTAAGACACTAACACACACTCCTCGGATGCCTCGACAGCTTCAGACTCGTATGTACGTCGACTCAATTCGAGCACAATTCTGGAATGGGTTTGTTGCCGCCACTCCTGACAGCACTCTCATCTATTGGAAGTTGGGAACTGTTCGTCATGCTCACTGTCCTGACTGTCTTGCGATATACGCTGGCTCTCCATACACAAAAGAGACACTCCCTTCAGTGCCAGGAGCAGGACATACGCGATGTCTTACTAACTGTCGTTGTCGACTTTGGATTCCGACACACCGTGGAGCTGGAGGCGAAGCAGAAATGATGCGAGGAGGCTTCCCTCCTTCAGCAACTGTAACACTGAGTGACGGAACTTCCGTTACAGGAGCTGTAGCAGAACTTTTCGAGGGTTTATACGACGAGATAAATCGGTTTCGACAGTTGATTGAGCTTACATCAGGAGAGGTAAAACTTAACTATGTGCAGCTTCATCGAGAGTTGGTGAAGCAAGTGATAGAACTGCAGGCGCAGTACGGAGTACGTGTTGTTCCAACATACAGCGTGTCGGAACTTGTTAAAGTTGTGGGATCACTTCAAGAGCAGGGGCTGGAGGTCTTCTTAGAGAGTAGAGGGCTTGTCGCAGGTCAGCCAGTCTGGACTGTAAACAACTTGTTGATTCGCTCCGGAGAGCTGGTGCGTGTCGTTGATGCGAATACCGTAGTGATGCGATATCGAGGGGCTGAGATCACTGTCAAATTGAACGAGTCGATTGTGATGGGAAGAGCGAAACCGACTTGGGCTCCGTTTATGTCAGAAGAGGAAGCAACTAGATTTGCAAGTGGAAGTGCTATTACAGACACACTCTTTCATACTACTCGTGTTGGAAGTGCGAACAACATCATAAAGACAGGGTTTGATCCACAATTTATTGGCTCGGGTATTGACAGAGGAGTTACAGGATTTTCTGGACGGGGCTTCTATCTTTCTCTTGATCAGAAGTGGACACGGGGATATGGGCTTCCGGTTGAGCTTCACGTAAAGGTCAACGTAAGAAAAGTGGCCGATGTTGGTGTTTGGGGTGATACACTGGATGCTATGAGAATGAAGTATCCGCAAAAGGATTCGTGGCAAATCGTAGAGGTGGCTACAGAAGAGATCAAAAGGCGGGGGTATGACGCGATACTCGTTGGCAAGGAGCTCGTGGTTTTTGACCCTAAAAATATAGTAGTCTACAAAGTGGAGAAACTGCCGTGAGTAAAATTTGGGGGAGTGCTCTTTGTCTCGAATGTGTGCACTTCAATCGGGACAAATTCGGAACGTGCTCTGCTTTTCCTTCGGGTATTCCACACGCAATTGCTTCGGGAGAGGTTGATCACTTTGACAATGTTGAGGGAGACAACGGCATAAAGTTCAAGACAACTAAAGAGAAGAAAATGAGGGCAGAAGAAAAATGAAACTTCCACGAAACTTTGGAAGACGTAAGACGAGAATCTGGGCTTTGATTCTCGGATTCGCGCACATCTACGCGTGCATGTGTCTGAGAATTTTCGCAAAGGTTGAGTTTGAACTCATCACGAAAGCCATGGAGTTAGGAGGTGGTCTAGTTGCGCTGTACATCGTGGGGAGGAGTGCAACTCACTTTGGGAAGCGTTTAAGCGGCGGGGCAAAAGTAGATGATGGGACAGAGCTTGATGTGTAGGAGGATTGAGTGCTTCAGATAAGCAAAGAAGTTGCGTACGTTTTAGGAGGGGGGATAGCGCTCGTAATTTTGGAGCGGGTTTTTGCGTTCATCAGATGGCTGTGGAAGACGACACGTGCGGGAAATCCGACGAATCTCTCAGATAGAGAGCTGATGGAACGCATCTTGACAAAGGTTGACGGTGTGTGCGATAACGTCGGACAGATGCAGGTTGAGATGGGGGTCGTGAAGACAGAACTCAGCTATTTTGCTCGCAATCAAAAGAAGCAATGGAAAAAGCTCGATGACGCGGCTGCGAAGTTGAGTGATGTAAGCGAAACGATCGGCAAGCAGATTCTGAAATGCGACAACCGGTTCTCTCTGTTGGAAAGAGCAGTCACGCCAAGAACTAAGAGGGAGAAATGAACAAGAGTGTTGTACGTTCGCTCTTTGAGATTGTCGTACTGGCTGTCGTCATAGTCGTATTCTTGTGGGTTGTGAACTCAAGAGACAGTAAGCTGGAGCAGATGGAGAAGGCTTACGAGCAGCAAGTTGAAGCGTATGACAAGCTTGAGAAAGAGCGCGCGAAGGAGCTTGAAAACTACAAAGCTATGCTCGAGGAGGAGCGACAAAAAAGAGAAGAAGTCGAGAAGCGCATACAACAGAAAGAGAAGGAGAAAGCAGAGATCGTACGCACGTATGAGGAGAGGCTCGAAGAGCTGTCTGTTGCTCCGCCTAATGAGCTTGTTGCTTCACTCGTTACGTTTACAGGCGCAGAGTGGCAGTATTTGAACAACGGCTATTTTCGTACTACACGCAAAGGAGCGGAGTTGACATTGCACATTTTTCATGAGAAAGTGAAGTTCGAGGACTTGTATGAGAAGCAACTTACGATTACAATGGATTTTAGAAAGCAGATCGAGTCGTACGAAGTAAGTGAAGGACAGTGGCGAGAGAAAGAGAAGATTTGGGTTGCGCGATACAATGACGCTATGAGGCTAAGAGAAGTGAGCGAGGAACTCTTTTCAGAGTGCAAGAAGCATAAGAAGTCGGCTTTTTGGAGAGGTCTCGGTGTGGGAGTCGGAGTTGTGACAGCGGTCTTTGCTACCGCGTCATTAGTCAAGTAAGTAGGAGGACAAATGACGAAAGCAAAAGAGAGTGACGCGCTTCAAGAGCTTTGCGAAGTCTCCTGGGAGCCGTTTGAAGTCAAAGAAGAGTTCGATGAGAAGAGTGGAAAGACGCGTATGCGTGTTGAAGGTGTCATACAGCACGCAGACATCATCAATCAGAACAACAGAATCTATCCGAAGAGTGTGATGGTGAAAGCTGTCAAAGAGCTTCAGCCCAAGATCGAAGCTGGTCAAGTGTTCGGCGAACTCGATCATCCGACCTTCTACGCGAGCTTGAAGGACACTTCCCACCTCGTTACAAAAGTGTGGTGGGACGAAAACAATGACAAAGTTCTGCGGGGCGAAATGCTTATTCTGGACACAAAGAACGGGCAGATTCTTCAGGAAATACTGAGAGCAGGAGGTCGCCCCGGGTTTTCATCTCGTGGAAGAGGCGAACTTGCTAAGAAGAAGGTGAAGGGTGGTGGTGAGGTTTATGTAGTAAAGCCGGGTTTTAGGTTTTCAAGTTTTGATTTTGTAATCGATCCGTCAGTGAAGTCGGCTCAAATCACTAAGATAATTGAGCAGAATCTTCTCAACAGAACTGATTCTGAGGAGGAGAGTCACTGCAAAGACGAGTGGTATGAAGACTGCTTCGTTGACGAAACTCCGAAGGAGGAAAAAAGCATGACCAAAAAGAAAGAAGAAGAAGAGAAGAAAGAACAGACGAGCGCATCTGAGGAGACAGACGACAAAAAGAAGGAAGAGACTGAAACTGAAGTTGAAAAGGGGAAAGAGAAGAAAAAAGAAGGCGAACAGGAGGTCGATAAGCTGAAGGCTGAAGTTGAGAAGCTGCGGAAAGAAAAAGCTGATCTCGAATCTCAGATCGCAACGAAGGATGAGCAGATCGAAAAGCAGTTGAGCGCCTTGTCTGGGGTTGTGGCAGAAGTCGAAAAGATGTCTTCGATCTTGCGGGATGCTGGCTTCATGAAAGCACCCGAAGAGAAGAAGGAAGAGGAAAAAGAAGAGGAGGAGACCAAACTGGCTGATCTTGAAGCCAAGGTTGAGAATCTTGAGACTGAGCTGAGCGCTACCAAAGAGGAACTCCGCAAGAAAGAAGTCGAGGCGCACATTGCTAAAGTTCTCGAAGGAGAAGCTTTTGCGGTCGTCTTGAAGGAACGACTGAAAGACTGCAAGACAGTTGAAGAGGTCGACGCCAGACTCGAGACAGATAGAGCGCTGGTCAAACAAATTCTGACTGAGGGTGAGGTGTTGGCTGCTGGCAAAGGCAGGGTTGTGGTAAAGGGTGAAAGCAAAATCAAGAAAGATGCCAAAAGGATAGCTGGCATTAGAGAGAAGAAGGAGGAGAAATAATGACCTACGACAAATCAATCAGCGAAGTTTTGGAAGAGCAGTACGAAGCGCTGACTGAAGACCTCGATCGAGAGGCACGCGAAGAGCCGTTCACCCAGGAGTGGGTTATCGACCGCGCTTTGCAGAACGAGAAGCTATACCTGTCTGAGCTCGCTGAAGACACCATCAAGAAGGCAGACTTCGCCGTATTCACGACAGTTGCCCTTCCTCTTGTTCGGAAAATCTTCAGTCGTCTCATCGCGATGGACCTCGTTTCGGTGCAGCCTATTTCGCAGCCGACAGCAAAAGTCTTCTGGCTCGATTTCACCTGGGGAACGACTGCAGCCGGTGTCACAAAAGGCGATAGCGTCTACGACTCCAAACCTACAGCTTACGCAGCGAGGACAACGGAAGGCACCACTCCACGTGATCTGCAGATGAAGCTGACCTCCACCAGCGTAGAAGCCATTGAGCGAGCTCTCAAAGCTTCGTGGAGCATTGAGTCGCAGCAAGACCTCAAAGCTTACCACGGCTTGAGCATCGAGTCTGAAATTCTCGCAATTCTTCAAGAAGAGATCGTGAGGGAGATCGACGGTCTGATTCTCGCACAGCTTCTAAGTTGCGCCTCAGCCGGAAACGTCAACTGGGATTGCAACGCTCCGTCGGACGACAAATCCACCCTCGAAAAGACAGCCTACAAGAAGACGTTGTACGAAGCTATTGTTGACGCCTCGAACCTCATCTACAAAAAGAGGTATCGCTACGCTACGTGGATTGTGGGGCATCCTGACGCAATCGTGAGGCTGGAAAAGCTCGAGGAGTTCAAAATTACGCCTTCGGGCACCGCTGGCCCCGCCGCAGATCAGTTTACGGTCGGAAGACACCTCATTGGGACTCTCGCTGATCGCTACAAGGTGTACAAAGACCCGTTCTGGCCCGACAGCACGAAGCTCCTGTTGGGATACAAAGGGGCAACTTGGTCAGACACAGTTGGCTATTACGCTCCCTACATCCCTCTGTACACAACTCCAATTCTTGTTGACCCGGACGATTTCACGCCGAGGAGAGGGCTGTTGAGCAGATTTGCGTACGGCTGCTTGATCTCAGACGGTATGGCTACCGTCACACTGCAGAACGCGAGCTAAAGCGACCACGCCTTCTAGTCACAGATAGAGCGCGAAGGAGGGGTGGGCAGCAAGAGCATCCACCCCTCTACTCCGCTCGGGTATTGGTATGAGGTGAAAAACAATGGGTGTGTACTACCAAGGGTCGAACGTGGCTCAGCTTTTCTACACTTCTGAGAGGGAAGTTGTTACGATTTACCCGCGATTTCTGGTAGATGACGCTGACTTTAGCATATCAGCTCTCACAAAGGTTGAAGACGTTTTCAGATTTTTGGACGAGAGCAAGTGTAAACGGCTTGTCGTTGCAAGACACTACGCACTTGGCGACTTGTTGCTTTTGATTCCTGTGCTTCGACTTCTCAAAACGAAGCTTTACTACCCACATATCACACTTGTTACGCATCCACGCTTTGTGGAACACTACATACTCAAAACACTCGGCAAAGGGGTCTATGATGCTTTCGCGACTGATGACGCCTTGGCACGGAATCAAGTTAAGTACGACGTTGGTGTGCATCTATCTGGTGTGCTGGAACGTGACCACACACAAGAGCCGTACCAGACAACTCATCGAGTACAGATTTTCCTCGACTGGTTTGGGCTCGACGAGAGTGTAAGTTGGGAGACAGAGCTTTCATGGAAGAAAAGTGACTACGTTGTACTGCAGACTGGAGGAAGCCATAGACACAAAGAGTTGCCAATTGAAACACGTGAGCACCTCGTGAAGAGACTGCAGAAGGAGAAGCTGAAGGTGAGGTGTGTGGGCAATGGACATTGGGTAAGCGATGAGAAGTTTCTCAATCTGATCGGTTCGGCGAGATGTCTTATCACTATGGACAGTGCTCCTTTGTGGATTTCACACTTTACAAAGACGCCGACGGTGCTCATACTCGGCCCTACTCGACACACTGAACGACTGACGATGCATCCACTCTACAGTAAGGGCAAAGCCGCTTTCGTTGCGTTGAACGAGGAGATTGGATGTGAGAGTTGTTTCGAACGTATCGGGAAGTGCGGAGGAAGGATTGACTGCTTCAATGTTGATAAGGGACTCGTCGTGCGGCGAGTTTTGGACGCAGTAAGGAGAGTGACAGCATGAAAGACCCGCTTTTCGGCCCCGGTTCTGTCTTCTTGCTGAAGAAGCATTTTGAGGTGCCGATAAATGACACTGGTGTTGATCAGATTTTTTACGACTCTCAACGTAACCCTGTTGTTGTACGCCCCGGTGAGCCGATGTATCAGAAACTGCGCCAACAGTTCAAGCTGTCTGACTACTTTATCAGCAGTGATCTGTGGGAGGCACAACGCAAGTTGGAAGAGATGCGGAGGAAATGGGGGTGCAGTGGAAAGAAGCTCAAGCTTGCATTGCGTAATGACGCACCTGGAATCGGCGATATGGTGATGGCGACTTGCATTCCGAAAGCGTTCAAAGAGGCGTTCGGAAAAGATGTCATCATAACCGTCTTCACAACGGACACGCTGAAGGAAGTGCTTTATGGGAATCCCTACATCGATGAAGTCTCAACAAGACTTCAAGACTGCACATCAGCCGCGTTTGATTTGCTCTTAAACGTCAACGAGATGGAGTTGAAATGCGAACCTCGTTGGCATGAGGTCGGTCTGAAGCATAAGCGGAATCGAACAGCTGTCTTGCTGAGTGAGCTGGGGTTGTGGCTTATCAACAAGACGCCTGTCTATGTTGTAAGTGAGAAGGAGAAGAAGTGGGCAAAGAGACAGCTTGCGCAGCGAAAGCTGCTTCACAAATCCCCAATAGTAGGAGTGAGCTTGTGCTCTTCTGCCAAAGCCCGAACCTATGCTCACATAGCGGAAGTCGTCAAACTGTTGAAGAAGAAAGGGTACAGTGTTGTACTTCTGGACGAGAAAGACTCCGAAGGACGATACGTCTACTCAATCCGGGAAGTGGCAGCCCTCATCAATGAGTGCGATGTGGTTGTCGCTCCCGACTCAGCGTTACTCCACATTGCTGGTGCACTCAAGAAGAGAATTGTGGGACTTTTTGGGCATACTGACGGGCGTATCTTTTGCGAAGACTATGAGAAGGCGTCGGTGCTTCAGGGAACGTGTCCGCTGAAGCGACGGAGCGAGCCGTGTTGGTGGAAGCTGGAGTGTGTGGAGGGTGGTAAGACGTATCGAGAGCGAAGCAACTTTGGATTTGTGTCGTGTTTGTCGAACATCAAGCCGAACGAAGTTGTCAAGACGGTTGAGAAGCAGCTTCGAGAGCCAAGTCGGATACTCATCGCGCTTCTAACGTACAACAATCTTGTGATGACAAAGAAAGCATACGAGTCGATTCGCTCTTGGCACAACTACGACGTGTTCGTGATTGACAATAAGAGCACAGACGGTACAACGAAGTGGCTGAAAGAAATAGGGGTTGAATTTGTGTCAAAGAAGTCGTCTGTGGCTGAAGCTCAAAACATCGCGATCAAGAAGGCGCTGGAAGGTGATTACGACTTTCTTCTGCTTCTAAACAACGATCTGGTGCTAAGAGCAGATTACATCGATGAGATAGTAGCTGAGGCGAAGGCTACTGGGGCACAGGCGATGGCGGGGACTGTTCTCGCCAAGACACCTCCGTGGGATGTTGATGAGGCGATCGAGTTTGAGAAAGGACACAACGAAGAAGTGGTCGATTTGATAGCAGGCGACTTTTCGGCGACTCTCCTCTCTCGGGAGTGTCTTGAGAAGGTTGGGTTTTTTGACGAGCAGTTTACGCCTCGTTACATTGAAGACAATGACTACATTCTGCGGTTACGACTTGGAGGCGGAAAGTTCTTACGCACTTCTTCCGCTCAGTACTACCACTGTCTTGGGGCTGTCATACGTACGCTGGAAGATGAGAAAAAGTTGCATGAAGAGCGTTGGAACAAGAACATCGCCAAGTTTGAAGCAAAGTGGGGCATCCATCCACACTCTCCTCAGGTGCTCCAGCGACTTGGGTTGGAGTGGTTTAGTCGAGTTCGCGGCGTTAAGGTGATAGACGCTATAGAGGAAGCGTTGGGAGGAGGAAAGAGCGGTCGTATTTTAGTACAGCGCTCAATGGGAGGCTATGGAGATATTATCTTCTCTACTGTTATCGGTAGAGCTTTGAAGGAGCGATATAAAGAGCGGGTGCATATACACTATTCTGTTCCTCAAGAGTTCGTCCCTTTGTTGCGTTCCTATCCTTACATCGACTCCGCGTCTTCTGTTGAAGAAACTGTAGGGAGCTTCCTTTTTACGATCGACATCACGGATTTGGAGTTTCGCGTCGAGCTTCAAGAAATAAGCAAGCACGGAGAGGTGAAAACACCGCGTTCCAAAATTTACCTCGATGTCTTGGGAGTCGAGGGAGACATCAAGCCTGAGTATTTCCCCACCAAAGAAGAACTTCAGTGGGCAGAAAATGAGTGGGGAGAAAGCGATGGCGCACATCGTGTAGTCGTCGTTCTGAAGGGTAGCAACAAGCTGAAGGAGTGGCCGGGTATGCCCAAAGTCGTAGAACGGCTCAGAAGCTCTGGTCAGAACGTAAAGGTGCTGGATGAAGGCGGGAAGTATGCCCACACTTTCAGAGAGGCGTGCGCTCTTGTAGCCAGGGCGGATGTAGTCATATCGCCAGACAGCGGCATATCCAACGCAGCTGCGGCTCTGAACGTTCCGACTGTCACTATCTTCAGCAATAGGAACGGCAAGGTCTTTGCCAAGATGTTCGAAAGTATGATTCCTGTCCAGGGCAGCTGTCCGTACTTGGAAGAGGGTTACTGCGACTTTAAGGTGCCGTGTTTCGGCACTGGCCCGCATAGAGCCAAGGAGAACATTGATATCCCTATGTGCTTGAAGGGATTGTCCGTAGATAGAGTCTACTCAGAGGCGCAGAAAGTGCTTCACAGCGAGGTGAACAAATGACGAAGAAAGTGCCTCCTCCGCCCACCTTTTCGGAGATGGGGATGGACAGAGTGGAGAACGAGTTCTTCAAATTCAAGAATTTTATGGATGAAGTGGGCGAGGAGTTTTTCTTGGTGGCGGGCGTGTGCTTGGGGCTTGTAAGAGACGGTGGACTGATTGAGTATGACAAGGATTTCGATATTGGGGTGATGAACGAGGGGAGCTTGTACGCGATAGCGCAAGCGGCACGATCATTTGCTTACTACGAGGAGATTCATATCACAGAGTGGGAGAAAGGAAAGATTTGCTGGCTGAAGAAGCGTCTCGGTGAGTATGTTTTGCCGATCGAAATAATAGCGCATTACGAGAGAGGCGAGTACATTTACTACAATCGAGACCTCGGACCGACGTGGAGGTACAGAAAAGGCAGAGTGGTCTATAACAAAAGGCTGTTCGATGCCTTTGAGAAAGTCAGCTTTAGGGGCGTCGATTTTAACGTCCCCTCTCCGGTTGCTGAATATCTGACTGCTTTCTTCGGTGACGATTGGGAGACGCCGAGGAAGTACACTGATTGGAGATATAACTGCAAGAATTTGTACAAGGGCTGGTGGGTGTGAAGAAGGTTGTCTTAATTGCAGGTGCTTCACGCGGAATCGGTAGACATCTGTCTGAGTTTCTGCGGAAAGATTTTTTGGTCGGAGTGTGCAGTAGAACCTCGAAACGGGCAGATTGTGATGACTTTTTCTCTCGAAAGTGCGATTTGACGAAGCGTGGCGATGCGAAATTGCTGATCGACGCTGCGTTAGAGAAGTTCGGTCGGGTAGATGCAGTGATTTACAACGCGGGACTGATGCTTTACGACGATTTGCTTCATGCAAAGGAAAAGGACCTCGATGCAACCTACGAAATTACTGTGAAGGGATATCTGTTCCTCTGCCAAGAAGTTCTCCCCGTAATGAGGATGCAGGGGCACGGTCATATCATAAATATTTCATCAACTCGGGGAATCACCGTCGCTCCAAACAAAGGCGTTTACTCAGCTATGAAGCGAGCCGCAACGTCTTTGACGGATTCTGTGCGGATAGAGAATGCGCAGTACGGAATCAAAGCCACGTCGGTTCATTTTGGGATCGTCGATACTGATTCAAGTCGAGAAAGATACGGAGACGAGCTGCGGAGACTGAATCCTGTCAGCTTGGAATGCGTGCTTGAGACGATCAGGTTTTTGCTGTTATTCGAGGAGGTTCGCATCGACTCGTTGATTGTCGGAGGCAAGCTTTGAACAAGTTGGAGATAAACCCGAAGAGCGATCTGGTGTTCGACTTGAAAGTCAGGGAGATGTGCAGGTCTTGCAAACGGTACGGGCAGAAAGCGACTTGTCCGCCACACATTGAGTCGGTCGGGTACTACGAGAAGTTGCTCTCTCAATTTGCGCACGGTGTTCTTTACTTCGAGAAATTCACCCTAACTGACGACGACTTCGCGAGGTGGAGAGAATTGGGAGCGGAGAGCAGTTTGAAGATGCACAGAGAGATTCTGTCAGAAAGAGACAGATTGCTTAACGAAGGGCATTATTTCGTTGTGGGATTTGGCGCTGGTTCGTGCAAGTTGTGCGACAAGTGTACAATCCCTTGCAGTGCTCCCCAGAAATCTCTAGTTCCTCTTGAAGGAGCTGGAGTCGATGTGGTGAAAACTCTGAAGCGGTTCAACACTGAACTAAAATTCCCTGTCAGAGAACGTTTTTACAGGGTGGGAGCGCTATTCTATGACTAAAAAGAAGATTGTTTACGCTCAGGGTACATGGGATTTGTTCCACATTGGGCACGTGAACATACTGCAGAGAGCTCGCAAGATGGCAACCAGATTGATCGTCGGCGTGAACACGGATGAGTCTGTGAAGAAGTATAAGGGCAGCTATCCCGTAATTCCCTATCAAGATCGTGTGGCGATGTTGGAGGCTTGTCGATTCGTGGATGAAGTGATAGAGAGCGATTTGAGCTTCAATGTTGCCGTCTTGAAGGAGCGCGCAGTCGACATCATTGTTTTGGGCAGTGACTGGGAGGGCAAGTATCTGGCTGGAAAAGAGGAGGCTCAAGAAGAGGGCATTGAGGTTGTGTATTTCCCGTATACCGAGGGCGTCAGTACGACCGAAATCAAGAACAAGATCAAAAGAAGCTGGCGATGGAGGGAATGATGAGAGTGTTCGTGACTGGTGGTGCAGGCTTTGTGGGGAGTGTGCTTGTGCCGATGATGCTTGACAGGGGTTGGAGAGTGCGCGTGTACGACAACTTGTTGTACGGCGTTCGGGGACTCTTGTCGTGCTTCCTTCGAAAAGACTTTGAGTTGGTGAAGGGAGACGTGCGAAATAAGAAGCAACTGCAAAAAGCGGTCGAGGGGTGTGACGCAGTTGTGCATTTGGCGGCGCTTGTGGGATACCCTGTCTGTAAGAAGGATGAGAACGCCGCAGTAACGACCAACGTTGGAGGAACAGTTGCGTTGTGCGAAGCCCTCGATGAGAAGACTCCTCTCGTTTTTGCTTCGACAGGAAGTTGTTACGGCAATCTTGAGGGCGTGTGCAAAGAGGAGCTTCCGCTCAAACCTTTGACGATCTACGGACAGACGAAGGCTCTTGCAGAAGAGGCAGTGATGCAGCGAAACAACTACGTCATCTACAGATTCGCTACGGGATACGGCGTATCTTCTCGATTGAGGCTTGATCTGCTTATCAACGACTTCTGCTACAAAGCTGTAAGAGAGCACAATCTCATTGTGTATGAAAGACACTTTCAGCGCACATTCATACACGTGCAGGATATGGCTAGAGCCTTCATGTTTGCGCTTGAAAACTTTGACAGAATGAAGGGCGAAGTGTACAACGTAGGCTCTGAGGACATGAATCTGACAAAGCAGTATGTCGCAGAGTTCATCAGGGAGAGAGTCCCTTTCTATCTGCACTACGCTGATGTTGGGCACGATGAGGATAGGCGTGATTATGCAGTGTCTTACAAGAAGATTCGCGAAGTTGGATGGAGCGCGAAAACCACGCTTGAAGAGGGAGTTGAACAATTGATCAACCTCTTCAGAGTTTTCAGAGTCGAACATGATTACACCAATGTGTAATTCTAATAAGCGTTTGAGGTGAGAGCATGTTGAAACTTGAAGACAAACATGTCTTGGTGACTGGCGGTTCTGGCTTTTTGGGCAGACAGATCGTCGAGAAACTGCGTAAGCGGGGAACGAGAGTTTCCGTCGTACGAAAGCGCGTCTTCGATTTGACGAGTCCGAATCAAGCCTTGATGTGCATGTCTTCTTTTAAGCCGGATGTCGTCATACATTGTGCGGCTTTCTATGGAGGGCTGGGCATCAACAGGAAGTACCCAGGGCAGATTTACTACGAGAATCTGTTGATGGGGGCCAACGTAATCGAAGCGTGCCGTCAGCATGACGTTGAGAAGTTTGTGGGAGTCGGGACTGCATGTTCCTATCCCGGCTATCTGGAAGGGGAGTTGAGGGAGGAGGATTTGTGGGGCGGCCCCTGTCATGAGTCCGTCAGATGCTACGGTATGACGAAGAAGATGATGCAAATTCAGTGTGAAGCTTACAACAAGCAGTGGGGCTTTAACGGGATTCACCTTCTTTTGGCGAATCTCTATGGAGAGTGGGACTCCTACAACCCCGAACGTTCGCATGTAGTGGCGGCACTGATACGTAAGTTTGTCGAAGCGAAGATGAACAACGCAAGTGAAGTTGTTGTCTGGGGTACGGGAAAGCCTATTCGCGAATTTCTGTATGTTGGTGATGCCGCTGACGCTATAATAGAAGCGACACGATGCTACGACGACGTTCGCCCGCTCAATGTCGGCACTGGGGTCGGTACGTCGATAAGAGAGCTTGTAGAACTTATCTGCGAACTTTCTGGCTTTAAAGGGAAAGTTGTTTGGGACTCGTCAAAACCTGATGGGCAGGCGAAGAAAGTGTTCGATGTTTCGAGGATCACGTCGCTTTTCTGGAAGCCCAAGACGACTGTTCGATGTTTCGAGGATCACGTCGCTTTTCTGGAAGCCCAAGACGACCCTTAGACAGGGACTTCAAAAGACGATTCGTTGGTTCGAGCAGAACTACGAGCAGGCGATCGAGAGATGGTGAGGGAGGAGTGAATGTGGAAAGAGTGGCTCAATCGCTATAATCCTTACAACCCGATGAAGGCACTCTACTGGCAGAAAAGACTGGAGCAGATAGCGCAAGGAGAGATTCCTGTGCCGATTACTGTTTGGGTCGACCCCGCAAACCTCTGTCAGGCAAACTGCTTTTGGTGTCAGTTTCGGGAGTATCGTCGTACAAAGCCCGTGACGATGACTGCAAGTGTGTTGCTTTCGCTTCCTAAATCTCTGGAAGAGTGGGGTGTCGAGGGTGTTGTTGTTGGAGGCGCTGGTGAGCCGTTGATGCACCCGAAGATTGTCGAATTTCTCGAAGCGCTAAAGCAGACTCGTCTATCAGTAGCTTTGGAGACGAACGGAATCAAGTTGCGGGATGAGAAGATACGAGCGGCTGTGATCGACAGTTGCTCTTGGGTGAGAATCTCACTGGATGCAGCAACACCAAGAACGTATCTCAAAGTGAAGAAGGCGCTCGTCGGCAGCTTTCAGAAGGTTTTGGATGGGGTCGGCTTGCTAGTTAGAGAGCGGAATGGAAAGTGTCCAAAGATCACGCTTACCTTCTTGATTCACCACACTAACTACGGAGAAATGTATCAGTTTGCTGATATGGCGAAGAGCTTCAAAGTTGACGAAGTGCACTTTCGTCCTGTCTATCTTAGAAACTATCGCTTCACATCTGGATTGAGAGGAACTTCTGAGTGGCATTTGCGAGAGTCAAGAAAGGAGCTTGAGGGCGACGATTTCCACATCTATGGGATCGTGCACAAGTTTGATAGAGAGTGGCAGCGAGCGATACGCTTCAAGCAGTGCTACGCTACCCCACTTGTCGGAGCTTTTGGAGCTGATCAAATCTTCTACATGTGTCCTGACAGACGAGGGGATGACCTACTAAACTTGGGGAAGTTTCACCCGTTTGAGAAGTTTCTTGCTCGCTGGGGTTCTGATGAGCATAAGGATAAGATTAGTCGCATCTCACCCCCAGCATGTCCTCGTTGTACACAGTGTATTACGAACGAGATAATCGAGCGTGTTGTACTTAAAGGTGAGATGATGCTAAAGTTTGTGTAAAGCGCACATTCGTGTGCTATAATGGCGAGGAGGTAAGTAAAATGTCGGTCGAAACTGAAGCTTATGAGATTTATGATGAGGAGTTCGTTAACAACACAAAGGTTGAGCAGGTCATCTACGACTGCTACGGAAATCCGATTCATGTGATGCCTGGAGAGAAGGCGACTTACAAACAGCGCAGGCGAATTCCTACCAAACACCTAAAGGAAATGTTGGAAAGGGAGGCCAATGTCTCTAGACAAGACAACACTAAGGGATCGAGTGCGCAAAATCGTCGGGAACCCAAAGAAGAGCCAACCAGAAGAACTTTCAGACGCTTCAATCGAAGACGAACTTGATGCGTCTTTGAGGCTGCTCGACAAGTACGTTCCTGATTGGAGGCTGTACTACATCACAACGCAAGATGATGTGCAGAGCTACACACCCGAATCCGGAGTGACGCAAATTCTGCAAGTTTACTGGTTTGGCACGTCAACCGTTTCGGACGTTTTCGGGGAGGAGTTTGACGTTCTGTTTGGCATCCCGCTGTATGACGTTGAAACGGGATACTACGATTGGTGTGTAGACTGGCTGGAGAAGCAGCAAGCTTTGCGGCGATACGACTGGGAGTATAATCCAGGAGAGAACAAGCTCTACCTGATTCCAGAGCCGGAGGCGGACGACAAGAAGGTGTACTACATTGGAGCGAAACCCTGGACATGGGACAGCATACCGTCGGGAAGACAAGATGTCATCGTGCGCTACGCAGTCTCTCAGTGTTTGAAGATTTTGGGGCGGACGAGAGCAAAACTTTCTGGGGTGCAACGTGCGGGAGGCTTGATTGATTATGGAGCCGTAGACGGACTGACGAAGGACGGAAGGTTAGAAGAAGAAGCAGTAGTTCGCGATCTAGAGGCTGAATCCCAACGCTGGATGATATTACTCTAATGGCTGAAAGAGATATTCGCGTTACCATCCCTTGGGGAAAGGTGAACGCTACTATTCGAGAGCTAAATAAGCTCGCCCCAGAAGTCAATGTGCGAATGACATCTCTTGCTCATGAGGCGCTTCAACGGTTGAAGCAAGAAACGCCTAGAAGCTCTGGTGCAGGGCGTCATATTGCCGATATGTGGAAGGCGGAGTACAAGAAGGTAGGGGCTGTGATACGCGAAGTGATTATCAGGAACGATCCAACGAATGAGCTTGTGCTGATGTGTCTGGAGAAAGGGACTAGGCCGCACAGGATTCCGCGTGTCGGAAACAAGTTGCTGCACTTTAAGGTGGACGGCAGCGAGATATTTGCTCAAAACGTGATGCACCCAGGAAGTCGGGCTTTTAGGTTTATTGAGCTGACAAGGGAGACGTTGCGAACGAGAGTAGCGGCCTTGATGAAGACAGTGCTTGCGAGCTATGCAAAGAGAGTTGCGAGAGCCAAATGAGTGTCTATTTTGCAACTAAAGAGGAAGTAGCAGCGAAACTCTACGACATTCTCGCTGACGCTGCTGTCGGGTTCAAGTCTGTAGATCGTCAGTACAACGAAGTGGGAGATTACGACTATCCCAGCATTTTCATCAACGACGTGAGGGAGGCTCGAAACAGGAAGCTGAAGGACGTTGTGTTGGTGACGTGGAACGTCGTACTGGTGTTGTACACATACGATGAGCAAGCGACACTCTCAACAACGCTCAATGCTGACATCAAGAAGGCGATTGATGCTATCAAAGACGATGTGACGCTGGGAGGGCTTGTTTACAACACGAAGATAACGCAGATTGATACCGATGAGGGCTTCTTGCGCCCCCATGCGGTGGCGCTCCTCACTCTGGAGATCACCTACTTGAAGAGGAGTTGAGATGGCGACAGATAGAGCCACTGCCCTTTCAAAGTTGGAAGCGCTCGTAAACACTGCTTCTGTCAACACTGTCGTAAGGGCCAATGAAGCCGTAGAACTTGACAAATACACCGAGAGTCAACTCCCTCTGGTCTGCATCATCCCAGGCGACGAAGTTCCAACATACGAAGTGGGACGACACGCGCTTTGGAGGTTTGCGACTACGATTGTCGTGTACTTTTTGGGTGAGAGAAAAGACGAAGCGACACAGGAGACTCTGGTCGGAGAGATCAAGAATGCACTCGGAGGAGACCCAACACTGTCAGACACAGTTGAGATGGTTGACATTCTCAGCATCTCTTCAGGAGGGGAGTTTCCGATTTACACGATCACGTTTGAATGCGAGGTGACTTATGAGAAACATATCGCAACCGCATGAGAAACACGGTACGACTAAGAGAAGGACTTCTCGTCGTACGACTTCACGAGTTGCCAAGGAGAAGGGAGTGTATGTTAAAATATATCTGTTACAGTCGGTGGACGCAACTCGAACAGTGAAGAGATTCGGTAAGTTCGTAAAAGGCGCGTGGGTAAGGGTGCCTGAAGCGTTGTTCCGCGATCTAAAAGACGCGGAAGGTTGGAAGGGTAAAATAGAAAGGCGAAGAATCAAATAGTAGGAGGATGAGAGATGAAAGTCTTCTCACTTGCGAATGAAGAAGAAATCTATGTGAAGAAAGAAAGCACTGAAGGGACTCTTGTTTACCCCACTGCGACTGACTACCTGCTGGCTGTGGGCGTTTCGGCGTTCGGACAGGATGTCGAGTTCATCGACGACGAGCAGATTCGTGGAGGCAGAAGCCGACTGTCGCCGATCAAAGGGCGTGTGCATCCGGGCAACTGGAGCTTTACCACCTATGTTAAGCCCAGTGGGACCAAAGGGACCGCTCCGGAAGCGGATGTGCTTTTCGAATGTCTGCTCGGCAAGAAAGTTGTGAATGCGGGAACGTCTGTTGTCTACAGTCTCGACTCCGATATCAACCTTCCTTCGTTCTCTTTGTGGGTAAAGAAGGGACACACTGCTTTCGCTATGGCAGGATGCACAGTTAACGTGGGCGAGTTCACCATTTCTGGAAGTGAGATCGGACAGATTGCGTGGAGCGGACAGTTCATGAAGTGGTACGAGGCTGGCTCCGCAAAGCTGACTCAGGCTGTCAATCCGTCTGATACTACGTGTGTCGTTGATAAAGCAGAGCGATTCTCGGATGAGAAGATCAAGATCAAATTCACGAACGACGACAACGGCGGCAACGGCTACACGATCACGAGTATCGACTACACTACAAACACAATCACCTTTACGCCTGGTTATGCTGGCTCTGGAGAGAGCGCAGGCGACTGGGTTCTTCCTTGGTGGCCCACGTCTGGAACTGAAGTTGGAACGCCAGTTCACGGAAAGTTGGGTATCTGCAAAATCGAAAATGTCGACACCAAAGTCCTCAGTTCCACAATCACGATCACCAACAACATCAAGTACTACGAAGACGAGAAGAACGGACAGTTGTACGCGACCACGTACGAAGCTATCGGGTGGAGAGATGTCAACGGAACCCTGACTCTCTTCTTTTACAAGGGAGCGAAGGGCTATTTCTACCGAGCTGAGAATCAAGTTCAGAACGCGCTGATCGTTCCATGCGGCGACACGGCGGGCAAGATCATGGAGATTTCGTGTCCGCAGATTGAGTACAGAACGCCCACTTTGTCTGGAGACGAAGAGATCATCATGGAGCTTCCTTTCATAGCTGTTGGCACAGCTGCCCAAGACGACGAGATAACAATTACGTTCAAATAAGCATAGCTTTTGTACGAACGCAATTCGGCCTGATTGCCACAGGAGGTTTAGGTAAATGGTTGACATTCAAGCATTGGTCAACAAGGCCCTTGAGAAGGGCATGACTGTTTGGGCCGAGTTCGATGTTGTAGAGGGCTTCGAGGTTGAAGTCGCTTTTGTCGGACGAGAAGAAATGCAGAAGTTGTACAACAAGTGCACAAAGCGGCAGTACTCGCGACAGACGCGAAGAGTCGAGGATGTCACTAATCGTGACAAGCTCCTCAAACTCTGGGCTGATCGAGCCATCAAGAGTTGGAAGGGCTTGACGCTCAAGAAGCTGCAGAGGTTGCTCCCCATCGAGCTCAGTTCTGACATTGATCCGAACAGCGCTGTAGAGTGCACGTTGGAGAACAAGGTGGCGTTGTTGAAGCACAACGCCGAGTTCGATGATTTTGTGCTGGCGATCGCGACAGACTCCGAAGTTTTCATGGAACATCGCAAAGAGGCCAAACAGCAAGTCGAAAATTTAGAGCAATCGCAAGGTGGGTAGAGGATGCGAACCGTTGGACGTGTCAACGATGCGAGGAAATTTTCGGCGAATTGGAGCCGAAACACAGGCCGGATTGCAATAAGCTCGCAGAGGACTTGACATGTCCAAAGGGCGTCCCACGTGTGCATTTTCGCAACTGGGACGCTTACGGTATCTTCAGTCTTCTACTCACGTACAGTGTTGAGCCCCATACGGGGCTGGTAAAGTTTGACGTTACTTTGATTAACGCGTTTAGCAACCTCTCTGAGGTTGAAGAGTCGGAGCGCCTTGAGCTGCTCGCAAAACTGCTCTTCTTAACGGAAAGCGTTAACGTCTCTCGTTTGAAGAGGCTGGAAGAGAAACGCAAAAAGGAGGCAGCCAAGCGTGAGCTTGAGGAACTCAAGAAAGGAAAGGTTGAGAAGAGGCGTTCTCGACCGCTAGTTTTGAAGTAGAGAGGATGCTGAATGCCTGCACAAGATATCACCATCGTCCTACGAGTTGATGATCGTGGGACGCGTGTAATCAAGCAGTTTTCTACCAACCTCAGAACTGGATTGAAAGACGCCGAAAAGGGTGCGACGGGGGCGTCGGGAAGTTTTTCCAGACTGAAAGAATCAGCGAAGGGCGCTTTTACCATGTTTGCGTCTGGGATGCTTCCTGTGATGGGGATTATGGGTGCCATCTCCGCCCTCCGTCGCACTATCGCAGATACGATCAACACAGGACGTGAGTTTGAGAAACAATTTGCTAACGTCACTACGCTGATCGACTTGAATACGGAGCAGACAGAAGCATTTAGGCGAGGTCTGCTCAATCTGTCTCCTACGCTCGGGAAAGTCACAGAACTCACAAAAGGTATGTATCA